AATGAAAAGCGTAAAGAATATTTACAAGATAAATTAAAAAGGAGTTTACAATAATGAATGAAATTATGACAAACAATGAAGTGGTAGAATACCTTGGTTTACCACAAGAAATCATTGAAAATTTAAAGACACAACAAGGTGATGAGTTCAGAGCAACAGCAAATCAATTCTTATCTGCACTTATCAATAAGATTTGTTACCAAACTGTAGATACATTTGGTTGGGAAAATCCATTTAAGAAGTTCTACGGTTTCCCTATTAATTATGGTGACACTATCGAAAATATTTTCGTTGAATTACCAAAAGGTTATACATTTGATAAAGACGCTACAGACCCATTTGTTAAGAAGATTAACGATGTTAAGGTGTTATACGCATCTATCAATTATGAAATGCAATATGAGGCTACTATTCACGATACTTTATTAAGACGTGCTTGTCTAAATGAGTATGGCTTTATGAATTTAGTAAGTGCAATATTAAAGTCATTAACTGCTGGTAAGAACATTGACGAATATTTTGCTGACCTATCAATGTTAAACAATCCTAATATCTATGCAGGAAAGCAATTTAAGACATTAGATGTTTCAACACTTACTACAAAGAAGGAAATTGCAGAGGCGTTAACTCAAAAAATTATTGATGTAACATCATCATTTGAATTACCTTCAACAATACATAATGCTTTAGGTTTAATGAACGCAACATCTAAAGACGATATGATTTTAGTAATTCGTAGAGATTTATATAATCGTATTAATTTAGATTTCTTAACAGGTGTATTCAATTTATCTAAGGTAGATTTAATTAAGAAAATTATTATCGTTGAAGATTTCCGTGTCAAAGGCTCAGACGGAACTGTAAATGGCGAAGATTTAGGTTTCGTTGTCTTAGACAGAAGATGTTTTGACTGTCACGTAGCACTTGACGATAGTGGTATGATATACAATCCAAAAGGTAAATATACTAACCATTATATGAACTTATGGGAGGTCATTTCATTTAAGTATTTCTATAACGCTGAGGCTTACAAAGTTGTACTACCTAGTGAAACAGTAGAAACACCAGAAGAGCCAACTGAACCTGCTGGTAACTAAAGAAAGGAGACGCTATAATGAAAATTGACTTTTACTTTGTTGAAGGTTTAACTGAAATTGATACGCTTTATTTCGAGAACCAACAACAGCAAGAAAATTACTTTGATAGTAAAAAAGTAGTTTCCTATGACGATGACGCATATTATCCTCCTCATAATAGCGTTGAATTACAAGTTTCTAGTGAAGATGTAAATCTTAATAAAGCAATAAACTATGTGTCCCTATATTATAATAACAAATATTATTATTACTTTATTGGTAGTATTAATTATGAAAATGAAAATCTATGGAAACTTACACTTAATATTGACTCAATACAAACTTATATGTTTAATATAGCAAAAATTGTAGGTGAACTTGAGCGTAAGTCTATTGATAGGTGGTCATCACTTGGAATTAACCGTAATTATGAGCGTGAAAACTTCTCAGAGTCTGAGTTTGTAAATTATTCTTATAAGGAATTAAAGTTTGACGACGATGTTGAATTTGAATTATACAAAATTAGAAAAAATTCTGGTACTACAACTCAAAAATTAAACGGTAAGACAGTTCGTTCTCATTTTTATAGTGTAATAAGATTTATAAGTTTAAATGGTGTGCCTATTTATCAATATAGTTATGCCAATCAAGATTTTAATCCTACTAATCAGCTTAATTTAATTGACGACGAATGGTGCTATATGGGGACATACCATAGAAGTTTAAAAGAGTTTGGTGTTAAATATACATATGAAGTCAGAGAGGGTTCTACTGATTATAATTTGACAATATTACCTGAATCTAGTGCAATAGTATTTACACCTTATATTGACGGCTCTAAAAAAGAGTTGCTTATATTTAATTGTACTTTAGATTGGTACGTGCCTGAATTTCAAACAGACGCTATTTTTGAAAAAAATAACAGTAAATATTCGCCAAGAAATTATAAATATACACCATTTTTATTAGATAATCAATATATTAAAATATTATATGGTGAACGTTATAATACAAATGAAATACCATTATTTTTATATAATAGTGATGTATTCGCAGTTAAAATTTATAATGATATTATCAATAATACTAGAAATTATTGTATAGGTGATGTTAAAAATGATGTAAACTTAACATTATTAACTTGTGATTCACCTGAGACACTTGAACTCTTTAGTAACCCTTGGAAATCATATATGTCACAAAATCAAGCATCATTATCGGCAGGAAAATTTGTTTTAGACCCTATTGTAAAAGGTATTGCTAGTGGAATAGCAACTACTCCTGTTGTTGGAGTTGCAGTTGGAAGTGGTGCTCTCGTTAAAAATGTAATTAAATACAGTGATTTAAAAAATTCACCTGATAAAGTTAGACAAATAGGAGGCTATGCATCTGATGTATTATTTGATAACATAACACCTATAATTAAAATTGATATGGTAAAAGATATACAAAATGTGTCTGATTTAGTCGAGAGTATCGGTTATAAAGTTAAAGAAACAATATCTTCTAATAGTTTATTTGACGATATGAACATAAGATATTATTACAATGTAATTAAAATGTCAGACTGTTCAGTAACATTAAATATTTTGCAAGATAGTGAAACTGTAAATAATATTAGGTCTAGACTTGAAAATGGTATTCGTATGTGGAACGTAGCAGATACAGGTGTTATAGGTTCTTATACTTACGATAACATTGAAAAGAAATATATTATTGATTAGGAGGTGAAAAAATGGCTAAACCCGTAAATGATATGAGTTATTATGATTTACTCAATTTAAATCATTATGTCAACAAAGAAATGCTTGAAAACAAGTTAATAGACTTTAGATTTTTCAAAGATATTATAGATGTAAAAACTTCTATGTTTAACTATGAAAATATTGAAGATATTATCGAACCTGATATGATGGAGCCTATCATATGCTTTAACAATTGTTTATGTTTATATAAAAGTCCTTCTCTAGGAGTTGTGTTATGTAAGTACGTTGCTAACACATTAGACCACAATAATCTACCATTAACATATGATTTGTATTCCATATCAGGAACTTTATTAGGTGAGAATGTAAATAAAAAAGATATTGTCAAAGTTAAAGACAATAAACTTGATATACCCCCATTTATAACATTGATGGCTTGGATTGAGCATATTACAAAGGTTGAGACCACATTAGATGCAAATCTTACAGTAGCAAGACTTCCTGCAACGTTCGTAGGAGATAAGAAATTGATTACATCATTTAATCAGTTAATTAAAAAGGCTATAAATGGTGAACCTTTCGCTGTTGGTACAAGTGATTTAAAAGGTAAATTTGAACAATTTAATATTGATTTACCAATAGACCCTGAAAAGTTAATTGAATTATATAAGAATTATTTTAACTTTACATTACAGTCTATGGGTATTGCTGGTACTAACACTCAAAAAAGAGAACGTCTATTAGTAGGTGAGGTACAATCACAAAATGAATATACTGACTTTATCTATGAGGAATTGTTATACAATAGAACAAAATGGGTAAATGAGGCTAACAAAAAGTTTGGAACAAATATCAAACTAATTGAAACAAAACGTACTTTCACAAGAAGAAAAATAGACGAGTTAGCAGAGCAACAAAGATTGTCTATGGGCAACTTAAAAGAAGGAGATGGTAAAGATGACAAATCAGGAAGTTCTGGAAATATTGAAAAACAATAATGCTACAGCAACAATAAAATTAAGAGATGTTCTCAAGTTATGTCCTAATGCCTTAGACATTCTTCAAATGAAGACACCTGAACAAACAGAAAAACTATTAACTGTATTCAAAGGAAAATTCAATCAATGTGAAATAGGTGGAGAAACCGTTGCACAGTTCATAGAATTTCTAAAAGATGTATATGACGAAAATATTTATTACTATCAAGAGTTAATTGATGTTTATGAACAACAAATAAATTATTTAGATGGTTATAAGCAAACAATTAGTGAGACTAATGTAAGAGATAGAAATGAATTATACAATACAAATAAATCTAATGATATAACACAAACAGAAGATGTTACATCTTCAGGACATAGAGATACTACAACTAATGATAACACAGTAGATAAAAATTATGCCCTACCTCATAAACAGGTTGATAGTGTTAGTGGTTATATGTCTTCACAACAAACAAAAGACAATACAACTACTGCTGGTGTAGCAGGTTCAGGAAGTATGTCAACAACTAAAACTAATCAAGATAGAGAGGAGGAACATAGAAACAATACTATAACAGCAAATGATTCAACGTTAATAACTAAAACAGGTGGTGCTAATGTTGTAGACCAAAAATTTAATTATATGAAAAAGTTAAGAAACGTTTACAGTGAGTTTGCAGAAAAGTTTAGTGTATGTTTCTTGCAAGTATATTGATATGAAAATGCATCAATTAGGTGACTATGTCCTATCTGTTTTCAGTATAGGTTGGTCACTAGAAAACATCGACAATATTCTCGGTATAATTTTATTAGTATTAAATATTGCTAGAATTCTGTGGAACACAGGATATAAAATTTATACCTCTATAAAGAAAAAGAAATTTGAAGATGTTGAAAAGTCTTTTAATGACGGTATTGAAGAAATTAAAAAACTAGACAACAAGGAGGAATAGAATGACTAAAGAAGTTTTACTTGAGAACCTCAAACAGTACCCTACAGTTTTACAACAGTTAATTTATTTAACTAGTATTGTAGGAGATTTATCAAATCTCGCTGATTATCATTTAATGTCTGCTAGCGAGGGTAAAGAATTAGCAGAGTCCATACTAGAAAGATAAGGAGTGTGATTAACGTATGGAAACAAAATTAGTTACAGAACAAACATTAGAAGGAGTATTAGGTGTAGTCAAAACCGTAATTAACGGCGTAGACGCAAAAGCAGGTCAAGCACAAGCAACTGCAAGCAGTGCGTCAACAGCAGCACAAACTGCACAGTCAACAGCAACTCAAGCAAGTCAGGCAGCATCAGCAGCAGATACAAAGGCTAGTAACGCCGCAAGTGCCGCTGCCACTGCAGATGGTAAAGCAGTTCAAGCACAAGCAACTGCAAACAGTGCGTCAACAGCAGCACAAACTGCTCAGACAACAGCACAAAATGCATTAGATGTTGCTAACGGAAAACAATCTAAGTTGTATATGCACAATATTAAGGCTATTGATAGTGATAGTGGAACTGAATGTTATATTAAGGTTCTTTTATCTAATAATACACCAATTACAACTTTTGCTGGTATTACAAATGATATTTTCACTAAGGCAGTATCAATTGATACTCTAAATTCAGATTTTCAATGGTTAGTACATTTTGATAATATGACTGTTAGAGAAACTGGCATTGACATTGTTGGTAAATATTTAGATAGCGATGGTAGTGTAGTAGCAAATACAGGAACATTATATCAACAAACAACTACAGTTACAGACACAGTTACTGAATTATAGTTAATATCAGACAGGAAATCTTAGGAGAATATCTTAAGGTTTCTTACTGTGGTATTAACCACAAAAGTAGTGATATAAAATCTCAACTATATGACAAGACTATATCACCGTCGGAAGACGAGGTCAGGAACGAAATCCAATATAGCGATATTATATTCTACTATGCCGTAAGGCAAAAAATAAAAAGGCTAGAGACAAAAATCTCTAGTCTGTTTTTATTTAATCGTTTCATATAGCATATCTACCAAAGAATTTGCATCTTGAGTAACACCAAACATAAGTTGTCTACCATAATAGTAGAAAAATAAATTATAATATAAAGAGGCTTTAAACTCTCTCTTAAAGTAATAATTTAATTCTCCATTATCAATTAAAACAAACGCTTTGTTATTATCAAGAATTTTATTTTTACATTCAACTGTAATAGTGTCGTTTTGAACTTTATAGAACAATAACGTATAATTATTTATAACGATACTGAACATATATTTTTCATTACCTTGTAGTTTAACAGTTTTTCTCTCAGTTGATGTCAATACTGCATTTGCATAGTGATACTCGTGATAAGTTGTGCCTTTTGTCAACTTGTATAAAGGTGTTTCCTTCTCAGCCTCCATTAAAGCAACGCTATTGTTAGCGTATTCTATGTATAGTTCCTCACCAACGAAAACACGATTGAATATGTGAACGTTAAAATATCTACAATATGGATTGAAGAAATCAAGGTTATTGCCAATGATAAAAACTTTATAGTCAGTACGAGTTCTAAATACTGTTGATAAGAACTCTAACAAAACTGTTATTTCGTCTTTCAAATATCTTTTTGGTTGACCTGGCATTAAAATTGCTTCGTCATAGATAATATAATCAACGTCGTCAAAGTCAACAGACTTATAATCTGCTGACACTGACAAACATTTTAAATACCCTACCACGTCATCTCCATACATATATACACCACCTGAATTACCGTCTCCAATGAATTTACAAAAATCCAGATACTTAGACAGTAAATTCTTTTGTTGTTTACATTCATTGACATTTCTTCTGACATAGATAAATTTTCTACCTCTTTTGATAGCACGATTAACTGCCCATATCATTAACTGTGTTGTTTTACCTATGCCTCTACCACCCATTACAACATTAAACATTTTATTATACGACAGCATCTTGTTAATATTATAATATTTATTACAGTCTAATTTTAATTTGCATACTGCTTCACTTAATTTTAATGTTTTCTTATCACTCATAAATATACCTTTTGTCGTCCTCGGTATATATGCTACGATTTGAACCAAAGAAACAATCTTTTACGTCCTCAAAAGAAACATCAAAGGTAATATCTAAATTTCTTGATAGTTTTTCTAACACGTCAATATATTTTATATAGTGTAATTGTTTTTTCATTGTGGCATCATAAAAGGCTAAGAATACTTCCTCGTCAACCTTTTGTGCTAATCTCTCACCAAATATTTTTTGAATACGACTATATACATCTTCATTTTCGTTTTTGAAGACACATTCAATAAATCTTTTAACGACTTCCTTATCTTTTTGTTTTACTAACATTTGGAATTACTCTCACTTTCTCTAATAAATTCATATAATCTAATAAAGCCATCATTACTTGATATTCCTGTCTATTCTTTATTCTAAATATAGTATCATATCTTCTTTTAAGACCCTTAAATCTTAAAATTATATCTTTTTCAATCGCATTGTATTGTGCTACTATTAAATCAATATTATTTTCCCATATATTAGCACATCTAAATCGAAGTAACAATGACATTGTTAATTTATCATACTTTCTAAGAATTTTAATTGCTTTCAATTTGCAACAACCATAAGTTGAACTGTTTGTAACTTTTAAATTTTTGTTCTTAATATCTTTATTCATTTTAATATCTCCTTATATTTTATTAAATTCTTTTATCTTGAAATTTGATTTTACGAGAATTGTCCCACCTTTAACTTGCTTTGGCATCAACTTATAACCCTCAACTGTGAACCCCTCTTTGAAATTATCAAATATAGTATCGCCATAAGTTTCAATAGCGTATGCTTTACTTAATTCATTCATACCAGCACAAGTTATTTTTATCTCTTCCTTACCCTCTTCATTTATTTCTTTGTAGACATATGTTTTTTGTCTTACATACCTACTAATTATTTCTACTCCCTCAACTTTGAACTTTCCTAATTGTTTAGCATCTACTAATTCAGGTGATAATGACCCTAATGTATGAACACTGTCTGTATCACAATAAACAAAGTTTTCCTCGCCAGTACTTACAATAGCATCATCAATTATTAAGTGAGCATAAGATACAACTGCCATTGCTAATGGAAGATAATATTTTTTACGTTCCTCTAACTCGCCTTTATTAAATTTGAGAACACCATTTTCGTCTAAGTATGGTATCTTACTCTTTCCCATAGGGTTGCTACCAAACTTTCCATATAGTGAGTTTAACATAAGTTTTGCTAATTGTTTCTTAGCACCTTTTTCTTTATTTTTAATACCATACCAATAATCAATGTAGTCCACAAATAATTTATTAGTTGTTATGAAACCATACATTTCTAGAAATTCACAGTATTCAATATTATAGTGTCTCTCAACAAGTTTGAAATCAATTGATGTTAAATACAGTATTTCTAATCCGTCAGTAGCAGTGTAATAAGACTGTTCACCAAACATTACAGTTTTCTTTAATAATGTAGGCAAATGTCCTTTTTTCAATGTAAACTTAATATTTACTTTGTATAACTCAAATTTATATGTATCACGATGCTTAATTGGAATTGGTTTGCCTATTGGCAGATAACAATTACGCATTATATGAGGGTACATAGAATTTACATCATACCGAACAACATTAGTTAATACTCTATCAGCATATATAGGATTAACCTGTGAACGACCTCCACGATATGCTTCACGCCATTCGATAAGAAATTTTAAGTCTAACTCAGGAAAGAATACTTTGCTATCTTCTAGTTTAGAAATGTAATAACTGTATGCACTTGATGCTGCAGTCATATTGACAAAACCATTTTGTTTTAACTCTGACAATGCTAATGCAACTATCTTTACATCGTTAAATACATATTTCAATGTCGTATCATTTATTTCATAGACACTATAATCTATTTCTCCCTTTAGACAAGGTAATTTGAAATCTTTAGCGATTTTCTCAACTTTAAATGGTATTATCTTAAGACTGTCATTTATTGTTATAGTAACACCTCTTTTTAGATGCACCTTTATAGAATAAAATTGACCTTCTTCCGATATTAAAGTATTATAGCATTTACCATCATTATATTTTATATCTTGTTTCTCTTTAAAATTATTTCTTATAAGATAGTTCAAAATAAATGAGCCATCAAATTTTAAATTATGAAAGTATATTATATAATTATTTAAGTTAGTCTTACAATACTCAAAGAATTTTTCGATACTGTCACCAAAATTTAATATATTACCTTGTGGGTCTGAAATAGCATATAACCATACCTTAGTATAACCATATTGTCTATAAAAGTTCTCAGTTGTAGTTTCAAAGTCTGCTACAACCCACTTTGTCTCCATAACTAGAAACCCCAATCGTCAAAGGTATCAAAAATTCTACCGAGAGCATCTTCCTGAGCATCAACCAAAGCATCTTCGTCGTGTAGATTACCTATTGATTTAATTAGCGTATAATAATCTTTCATTATTTTACCTATATCACTTAATAATCTTAATTTCTTACCTCCAGCATTTTGAATGGTATTACGAATATATTTTACATCTTTATCAGATGCGTCTAAATATTTAGTTATAAACTCATCAAAATTGTATTCCAATGTTTTTAATCTTTCGTCAAGATATTCACCTGAAATAATCTTTTGTTCACGATTAGCATAATCACTAAAGATATCATACGCTTTAGTTTGGTCTTCCATCTTACTTAATAAATCAATATTTACATCACCAAGGTTAAAATATCTTTTTACATTAGTTGCATATTCAGTTGTTCCTACCTGACCTAATTCGTTCACATCAAAAATGGTATCACGATATTCAAGCACTTCTGGTCTGATGGTATTATACTTATAATTTTTCATATTGTCCTCCTAAAATAAAAAGAGAGTAGCACTATGACTACTCCCTGTTAATGACTTACTTATTCTTTCTTTCCATATTGAACTTTTTAGCATCTTCATAAGAAACTTGTTTTACTTCGGCATTAGAAATAGTTTGTGCGTTGCTAATAACAATTTTATAAATACTGTCAACCTCACCACTTTCATTGTCAAAAGTATCTTTAACGAAGAAGTAATCGTGTTTCTTTTCGTCTAACTCAACTAAAATTGGAAAGTTAACCTCAAGGTCTTCTAACTTGTCCTTGAAATCATTAGTTAATGTTGCTGACATCTTGAAAGAACCATCTGGCTCTGACGTAAAATATCTATCATACGCTATTTCCTTACCTTTTTCATTTACACCCTTATAACCTTTTTTGAATACTAATAAACTTAACATATTTTATTGTCCTCCTAAATATAAATTTTAATATGTTATTAAACCCATGTAGGAGGGGGTGGAGGGGTAAATCTAAATTTGATTTTTTACCACCCCATCTAAATTTTTGAGTTATCAACTATGTAAAATATATAATATAATAAAGCGAGAATTTTAATATCATTATAGCAATGAAAATTTTTGTTGATAACAAGCAAAATTTATTTGTTGCTAACCTGTAAAATTTAATTGTTGTTAACTTTACAAATTCGACAGTTGCTGACAAGTAAAATTTAATTGTCAATAACTTTACAAATAATACAATATGTCAACGGGTATATTTCAACCCGTCAACACTTTTTAATTTTTACTAGTCAATGCTTTCAAGTGTATAATCGTTGTCATTAGCGATAAATACATAATCGTAACGACTTGACATTACACAAGTGATAACACCGTTATTTGTAAATGTTAGAATAACGTCGTCAATTTCTTTTGTTAGTGTTTCACCAACTTTTAAAGATTTGATTTGCTTTGCTAGTGACTTGTTAAAAATGTCATAGTCCATAACACCGCCATTTGTTAATTGTTCACGACCTAAGAAAACATTAACTTGTTGTTCGTCGGTTGCATTGTCACTTTCAAAAGTGTAGTTGTTAGCACCACGCTTTAATGTGATTTCACGACCATTAAATAGACATTGAATTTCATTAACTCCTTCCTTAAATTGTCTTTTGATTTGTGTAGGTACACCTACTTTTTTAATTTGTTTTGTCATATAAAAATTCCTCTATTCTCTAGGGACTTAAAACCCTAGTCATAAGGCACAACGTTTTGTTATGCCCTAGACACTAAGATTTTAATGTATTTCAACCTTTGCATCACTATCAATAAAGAAAGTAATATCTTTATATGCTATCATAATATAACCATTTGCAATTTGTAGAATATCAATTTTAAATATGATAGCAATTAAAGAATTATTTTTAATTACAAATAAATGTTTTTTTCCGTTGTGATGTCTCATAAAGTAGTTGATAATAATAGAATTATTTTTCATTGTTAATACCTCGCTTTTTTATCTAGTTGTCAACTTGTAAAATTTATTTCAATTTTACTGGGGTCATGATTTTGTACCCCTCTTTATTATATCAAATTTTACGCACTTTGTAAAGAAAAATCGACATACAGTCGTATAATCTTATCGACAATATTCGACATTTTAATCGACATATATCGACAAATCAAAAATGTAAAAATGTTATTATATTGACAAAGTATTTTTGATATTTCATTGACAAAGTATTTTGCATATTTAGTTGACAAAGCATTTTGTGTATTTAGTTGACAAAGTATTTTATGTATTTAGTTGACAAAGTATTTTATGTATTTAGTTGACAAATATATTTTTATTATTTATTTTACAAATATTTTACACGTCATTGACGACAAAAATTGACATTATTCGACACGACAAAATTCGACATTATAGGGTAGGGGAATTCGACATTTTTCGACACGTTGTCGTCTTTATAATTT